ACCTTCTTCTTTTTGATTTTTTGACTCTTCGCGGATTTTTTTGAGCTTTTCAAGAACTCCATCAAGAAACTCATCAAGCTTTTGTGATGGTAGTTTCTTCGACGCTAATTCTACCAGCTCCTCTCGGGCCTCTTTAATTTTGTCAGCCGACTCGCTGATCAACACGTCAAAATCTGTAGTTGTATTGACATCAACCGTGAAATCCCAGTCTTTCCCCAGCACTTCTCCGGCCGCCTTTATCGGTCCAGCGACTCGCCTGTTAAACTCTTTTTGAAAGGCTACAATCAACCTGTTGATACTCTCGAATACGACTACAAATGCTGCGTCCATCTTGGCAGCAGACACTTCAGCAGCTTTGAAGCCTATTTGTATTCCTCTAATACCGTCCAGGAATACGCCAAGCACTGAAATCGCCGTCTTCAAGCCATCAATAGCTGTTTCCAAAAATTGATCTGATACGTCATCGGCTTCACCAATCCCACCCGTTAGCTCTTCGGTAATTTGTTTAGAAACCGCTTGAATGAGGGGAGCCAGCTTGGCAAACGCTGTAACGACGTTGGCAGAGACAATTTTGCCCAGAATGTCCATCTGATCGTTCGCTGCCTCGGCATTGCGGATCAAGTCCTCCTCAATGACCACGCCCATATCTCGCGCTTTCTGGCGCATTTCTGCCAGTGCTCCGGAGCCATTGCGAAGCGTCTTAACCAATGCCGCGCCTTCGGAGTCAAATGCTATTGTCGCGATTCCCAGGGCTTCTTGATCTCTCTCAACTCCGGAAATTGCGTCCGATAAGTCGGCAAGAATGGCCTCATTGCTTCTGATGGCTCCATTATTATCCCTGACAGCAATCCCGTATTGCTGGAGCGTCGGCAATAACTCCCCGGTTCCTTGTGCGGCCTCACCGACCCTACGGCTAAACCGTTGAATTGCCATGTCTAGGGTCTCGGTGGCCACGCCCGATTGATTCGCAGCAAAGCGAAGCTCCTGCAATGCGTCCGTACTAACGCCTACACGGTCGGCAACTTTCCCAATATTGTCCGCGAAATCAAGAGACTGTTTTGTAAGCGCGGCAAAAGCCGCCGCGCCAGCTCCACCCATCACACCCAACGCCTTGCCGTATTTATTAACCGCCTTACGCCCTGCGCTGAACGTTTTATTCAAATCCTTTGCAAATTTCTGGCTTAGCTTTTTACCTTTTTGCAAATCGCGTGATAACGTCGCCGTATCAGCTCGGAGGTCAAAGCGTAATGAGCCTAATTTAGCTGCCATCGTCTGCGCTCGGTAATGTGCGGAAAGCGGCCTTCAAGTCTTCAGCCAGGTCTCGTTTGTGCGGTTCTTTCTTTAGCAATTTTTCGATCTTTGGAAGTTTTTTCGTGCGATTCAGTGCTGCAATTTGCCAAGCAAGAACGGTTTCCGACTCTTGCTCATATTTCGTCCGATCATGGAAGATTTCCATGTGCAGGCGAGTCTCATATGGAGTCAGATTCCAGAACTCGTTTACTTGCGCCCGAATAGCGGCCTTGTAAGCTTCCGCCACAATGTCACTATCCAGGCTTGGGGAGGGTTTTCGGACTCTTCCTCTTCCGGCGGCCCGTCCGGGCCATAATAGGCGTAGTCAATGGCGAGCAGGACAGACTTTGCCATTGGTAAGATTGGCGGCGAATCATCCATGATGTTCTTAGCAGGAAGCCCTGTACCGATACCGATAATAGTTGCAAGCTTTTTGACGTCCTGTTGCTCAATCGCTTCTGATAGAACTTGGTTGTATTGCAAGCCGAATTTGCTTTGTAGTTTTCCAATCGCGTCCCAAGTAAATTTCATTTGCTTTTGATTGCCGCCAATCTCTACATATACCTGTCCTCGGTATTTGTTGCCTATCATGACCAGGTAACCGCTCCGGAAATGCGCAGTGTGATTGACGCCGTGATGGCTGCATCTACGCTCCCGGAAGTAGCAAAGCTCATCACATAAGCAGCGAAGTCGAGCGTCGTCGCGGGCGAATCCGTCAGTGTGATTTGAAAATTCCGCAAGTCCCGATTGTCGCGATCATCTCGCAATCCGGACTGAGATGTATCATCAGGCACGAGATTACAGCTAAACGTAAATTGCCCTTCGTCCTTTAGTCCAATCAGAAATTCTTTTGCGGTGCTGTCGAAACTGCTAACGTCGATTTCCGATGCGGAACCAGACGGACCGTCGAAATCCGTGATTTCCGCGATAGTCGTAAACGACTCCGGGCTGGACCCGTCGCCCCGCTTAATAGCGATACCCTGTGCTTCAAGTGCGCTTGTCATGTCTTACCTCTCGTACGTAATGATTGCGTCGATGGATACCCTTTCAGCTTCCGCGTCCGGGTCGTAAAAATCGTTGTCGTTATCAATCGCGACGTGCCTGACTGTAATCGTCCCCATGAGACCGCTGTAATCCTCGATACTGTCAATCACAGCAGCTGCCAGGTCTTTTGCCTCTCCATACGTGCGTGCTCTGCAGTCGAGCTGAATTCGTGCTCGCTCAATTCCGTTTGCGCCTTCCACAGTGCGGTCTCTATCTGCTGATATCCGCGAATAGACAATATTCGGGTATGTTGGGCTCTGCGGCATTCTGCTTCCATATATGCGATCTGAAACTAGCGCAGTTATATTAGAATCAGACGATAAATAGGTGACTAAGCCTTTTTCGATCATTTGCCAAGCTTGTTTGCCTCTTTCTCAAGCTTTTCCCATGCGGCTTTTGCGAATATGTTTATTGCTTCTGACTGTTTTGAGTCTATTGCTGGACGAAAAAACGGTCTCGCCCCCATTTTTTCAGTACCGAACTCAATAAACCTAAGAATATAGTCCCGTCCTTTTTTGTCTTTTGTCCCACTAATCGTCACTCCTGCGCGCTCCCATTGCATCTGAGATTTTGGAGTAACACGAGCTTTAAAATTTCTAGCGCTATCACCACTGTCACGCGGAATCCGCTTGCGTGCGGCTTTTACAATTGGCGCAGCTGCTTTTTTTAATGCAGCATTTAACACTTTCCTGTTTAGCGAAGCTGGCAACTGCTCCATAACTTTTTCCAGCTCGCTTAACCCTTCAACTCCTAATTTATCAACCATCCGATTTCACACACATCAAGTGAATTTCTTTGCCCAGTCCGGAGACATCGATTGGCGTTTCAATGTCATATGTGTTCCCGTCCCATACAACGCGGTCTTTTGCCGTTATTGTTTCTGTCAACGAGTCATGACGGAGTTCAACGCGCAAATCGATTGTTGCTATCTCATGCGCTTCGGAAAAAGATTCTTTCCCGGACAATGGAACTGCTCGGCTCCACCGTTTCCCAAATTCAGTCCATGTTTTGGTTATTCCGCCCCATTCGTCCTTACTTTCCGACGCACGCTCCAGCGTTATTCGGTGTCGTAGCTTGCCTGATTGCATTACCTGATATCTCTAGCACCCGGGCCGGAATATCTGATGCGTAGCGGCCACAAAAGCGCGTCAACACCCATCGGCAACGATTCGCTTGTCCCCATATGCACAGCCTCACGGTGCTCGTACCAATGTGACACTGTGAGCAAAATCGCTTGCTTTATTACCTGGGGGACGTTGTCGGCCAAGTCTTGCGGGCTTGCGCCGCTGTCTTCGTGTCCCGCAACAAACTTCACCATGATCGCTTCTGTTTGCTCTCGTGGTGTTGGCCATGTCACATCGTTTGCAGGGACGATACGAGCGGGCTCAACGCTATCTATTACTCGATATTGATCGGCTGCAAGAGTCTGCGTATCTCCATCCGTGTCGACGTAGGTTATCGACGATACGGACTGAAGCGGAGGCAGAGGAATTTCTATTTCATCCGGGAATTCGTCATCAAGGGTCAGTTCCCATGTCTGCTGTATGATCGCCCGGTTTAGAATGCCTTCTTTCCCGTCAATGCGTTCCCTCGCCGCGACGATCAGCGCACTAATCAGAGAGTCCTCGTCATCGTGATCAACGCGCATATGCGTTTTCGCCTCAGAGAGCGTGACAGGCTCAACAGACGGTCCGGTGACGAGCTTCAGTCCTGCCATAGTCTCTCTACCTCTCGCCTTACTCTGTCTACCGATATTGCTCTCATGGCATCGGAACAATGGTCACACGGAAGCCACGGCATCCATGCGTCATGTGAGTCTTCTGTTATGTTCACCTGTTCCGGATAGCTTGTCGGGCCTAGTGGGTGAGCGCCATAAATCACAAAAGCCGGAGTGCCGACAGTAGCCGCAGCGTGGTGCAGTCCGCCTTCCGGCCCCACGTAGAGACTCGCCGCGCTCATTATTGCCATTGCATATCGAAAGTCCGGTGTTTGAATATGCGTAACACCGTCGAGAAGTTCTGTTCCTCTAGGGCCTATCTGCACCCAATTAACATCAGGCATTGCCTGAACCAGTTCGCTATACCACGGCCATTTCTTATTAGGGTTGGACTTTTGCGCTAGATTCGGCTCTATAATGGCGAACGGTTTTTTTTGATTGTGCGCGAACTCCATTTCGTCAATCGTCGGGTAAAATTTTGCTCTGTTATCCTGAGCCCGCCAATTTGTGTAAGTCTGCCCACTTTCAATCGAGAATGGATACTCTATATATGGGCGGCAACCTGGTCCGTTCGTAATTGCATGCTCTGCGGTTCTGTCTATCGCCGGGTTGCCATTCCATAAATCCGACCATCTCGGATTTCCATGCTTGTTGACAATACTGCATGGCTTTCCTGTTCTCTGATAGAACGTTTCCGCTTGCCCAGCGGCCATAAGCTCATCACCGAAGCTCATGCCAAAACCCATGTTC